GAACTACCTCTAATGATTTCTGGGTTTTATCTATTGACAGGGCAAGATATAAAGAAAAATTATTCTTAGGTTCATTTACCCTTCTATTATCTGGAAGTGGTGGAACATTATCATTAACTGAAGATTCAACTACTACAACTACTCAAACATTCAACGAGGCAGGAAGAGTATTCCAAATTGTATCTGGCTCAGTAGGTACTGTTCATACCGGTGTTAATTCATCAGGATACAGTCCATCAAAAGGATCTTACGGTTGGTTCTTACCTGACATTGGTACTATCTTATTACACCCAACTGCTATTAGTGAATCAATCCAACTTGTTCCCTCTTATTCAGTTAACTCTGATGGTTTAAACAATCGTAGATTATTTAACTCTATTAATGGAACAAGTGCTCGTTCATTCCGTTTAAATAGTGAAGAAACTATTACCTCTGATTTTGTGTTCATTCGCCCAAGAAGTTCAGAATATAATTATTCAACGAACCCAAGCTACATATCGGGCTCAACAGGTGAAGTCATATATCCATTATTTATTAATGCCCCTCAAACATATATTACAACAGTGGGATTATATAATGATAACAATGAGTTATTGGCCGTGGCCAAATTATCAAGACCATTGTTGAAAGACTTCACAAAAGAAGCACTAATCAGGTGTAAATTAGATTTTTAATGAGTGCCTATAAGCAGTTCACTACTCAAGACGTAATAGTATCTCCTTTTAAAGTAAGCAAAGGCTTTACTTTTAAGGGGAGACTAGAACTTTCTGGTAGTGCTTCTGAACCAATAGGTATTGAAACATACCGAGCAATATCATCTAGTGCTCTATTTGACCCGAATTCCGCGAGTACCACTGGTACTTCAACAGGCCAACAATACTCTGCGTTACTATATGACTCTATAAAGCACCTGTATTATTCCAACTTTTTAAGCTCAAGTTATGGAGATACAGGTTCATTAGCCCAATTAATACCTGGAGTTGATTCTGAAGGAGATAGATTAGTAGGGGCATATTTAGGGCCAACTAGAGAAAATTTTGCTCAAACCTCAGTCACATACCCAAGATTATTTAATCAAATACCTACAGATAGATTCTTTATATTATCTGTACCTTCAAGATTATATGGGGAATATATAGTACCAAACTCATTTATATATGAAACTGTAATTCCTAAACCCCCACCCACTATACCTGATAATCCTCCTGAAGGAACTTATACTTTAACTGATGATGGAGAAGGTAATATATTATTAAATGCTCAAGCAAGTGGTATTAATATTGTAAATGAAATTGTAGGTAATATATTTTATGAACATGGTATAGTTACAATGTTAACTGCCTCATTATCTTCTCCTATTTTATATAATCAGGTTATTTTTGGGTTAAATGCAGCATCAAACATGACCTGTTCTTTTTCATCATCCATAACTCTATATGAAACTCAATATAGAGTAAATATAAGAGAAAATGAGTTTAATTTTTCATTAAATCCCTCACTCCTATCAGGTTCAGAAGGGGCCATATATAATTTTGCAACAGGTTCAGATTTTACTCCTTATCTTACAACTATTGGAATGTATGATGATAGTCAAAACTTATTGGCTGTAGCTAAATTATCCCAACCCCTTAAAATAGACAGCACAACAGACATAAATATACTAATAAACTTAGACAGATAAACATGTGGTTATATAAAGGAAAACAAATTAACTGTGTAGAGGATTTTGGTCAACCTGTCCCATACGGTTTCATATACATTACAATCCATACACCTACAGGTGTAGCATATGTTGGTAAAAAAGCCCTCCAACATAAAATTAAAAAGAAGCTAACCAAAAAAGAACTAGCTGAACAATCTGGACCAGGACGAAAACCAACATTCAGACATGTATTCAAAGAATCAGACTGGAAAACATATTATGGTTCAGAGGTTTCTATTAAAGCCTCCCTTAAAGAAGGAAGACAAAATGAGTTCACTCGTGAAATACTTCAACTGGTTTATGATAAGAAACTCTTAACATACTATGAATGTAAGTATATGTTTGCCTTTGGGGTATTAGAAAATCCAAAAAAATTTTTAAACAGTAACATTCTAGGAAAATTCTTCACTATAGACTTTATGGTACGATAAAGTTTGGCTAGCCAAATTTTTATCTTTATATTATGACATATGGTAAATGAATTACTAGTAAATATATTCAATTCAGTACTTTCACATGGTAAACCTACATCACGGGGGAATTACTCATACCATTGTCCCTTTTGTAACCATCATAAACCTAAGTTTGAGATATGTTTTGATCAAAACTCAACACATTTCCAGAAATATGCTTGTTGGGTGTGTGGAAAAAAAGGTACTAAACTAACTAAGTTATCTAAAGAACTAAATGTACCAAAACATATTTATGAGGAAATATCTTCTCTTTTACCTAAAACAAAACAAATTCAAGAGGAGACAATTTATAAAGCTGTATCATTACCTAAAGAATATTTCCCATTATATAATCATTCCTCATCCATCATATACCGTCACGCCATGGTTTATCTACGGAAACGAGGCGTTACTCTGCAAGACATTATAAAATATGATATAGGGTATTGTGAGACGGGACAATATGCTAATTCCATTGTTATTCCATCTTATGATGAAAAAGGAAATCTAAACTACTTTACCTCCAGGTCATTTAATGATTCTAAATATAAATATAAAAATCCAAATGTATCAAGAGATATTATACCATTTGAGTTTTTTATAAACTGGAATCAACCTATAATCTTATGTGAGGGACCATTTGATGCTTTAGCCATCAAACGAAACGCTATACCATTATTAGGGAAAAACATTCAACCTAAACTAATGTCTAAGTTAGTGGAATCTAAAGTTCAAAAGATTTATATAGCCTTAGATAAAGATGCTATAAAAAAATCACTGGAGTTTTGTGAAACACTCTTAAATGAAGGTAAACAAGTATTTTTAATCAACCTAGAAGAAAAAGATCCAAGTGAAATAGGATTTACCCAGTTCACTCACCTCCTACATAACGCCAAACCAATAACATTCTCTAAATTATTAGAGAAAAAAATGCAATTACTATGAGTACATTCAAAAAATCATACAAACGTTTATTAGAGATATCTGATGACCATAAACAAATTACTTTACCTGATTCTAGGTATTATAAAAGAAATGGACAGTATTATCCTTCTATAACTTATGTTTTACAATATTATCCTAAAGGAAGACATTTTGAGGATTGGTTAAAGAAAGTAGGATATGCCTCTGAACATATTGTAAAACAGGCAGGAGAAGAAGGTACTCAAGTCCATAGCTTGATAGAAAAATATTTAGAGGGAAATACTTTAAATTTTTTAAATGAAAAAGGAAATCCAAAATATTCAGCAGGGGTATGGCAAATGTTTTTACATTTTGTTGAGTTTTGGGAAACTTATAATCCTACACTCATTGAGGCTGAAATACATTTATTTTCTGATGAAATTAAAGTAGCAGGTACTTGTGATATGGTGTGTGAAATTGAAGGTAAGAGATGGTTAATAGATTTTAAGACTTCAAACCACCTCCATCTAACATATGATCTTCAAACTGCCATATATAAAAAATGTTATGAGGAATGTTTTGGGAAAGGTATTGACAATTATGGAGTATTATGGTTAAAATCCTCTAAACGTAGATTTAATAAAGAAAAAATGCAAGGTAAAGGTTGGGAAATAGTCCAACCAGATCGTTCATATGAAGAAAATTTAGATATATTCAAAACTGTTAAAAAACTATTTGACTTAGAGAATCCATCCCCAGAACCAGTTTTTATCTCTTTTCCTACTGAGGTAAAACGAAGTTTGGCCCCCTAAAAAATTATTCTTATATTTATATAAGAAATAAAAACAGTTATGAACACAATGACAAAAAGAAAAGGACGCCCAGCTAATCAAAAACCTGCTGTAACCTTTATCCCCAATTCAGTTAAATTATTTAGAGGACATGACCTAAACTTCAGTGAAAGTTTATTCAAACCGATGACTACAGGTACTGAACTTGATGTTATATTTTCTACTGATGGTGGTTTAATGCCCGGTACTAACATGATGTTAGCAGGAGGTCCGGGTTCAGGTAAATCAACAATTGTACTTGATGTATTATCTAAATTGACACAACAAGGTTTGAAAGTATTGTTTGTTAGTGGAGAAATGGATGAAATTGCACATTATAAGTATTGCAGACGTATGCCTGCATTTAATTGTGTTCAAACATTATTTTTAAAAAATTATTCATTTTGTGTTAAAGAAACAATTATATGAACTAACAAACAAAGAGTTAGTATACGTATAATAAAATAAATGATTAAACTAATTAATTTATTAAAAGAAATCCAATCTAGCCCCAAAGCACTGTTATTAGCAGGTGCTCCTGGGGCTGGAAAGGGTTCTATTTTAAATAATTTAGGTTTAGATAATATAAAAACTCTTAATGTTGATGATACAATTATAGCATTATCTAAACAAATAGGTTTTAGTTTAGACCAAAAACAAACTGATACTGAAAATAGAAGTAAGTATTCTCAAGCTATGGCTCAAGCTACCCAAAAGCTAAAAAAAGAGCAAATCCCAACCATTATATCAAACCGTGAATCTTTTATTTTAGATGGCACATCAGCCTCAGTGAAACAAACTTCTGAGCTTAAATCTGAATTGGAAAAAGCAGGTTATGATGTTATGATGCTGTATGTTTATACTGATTTAGAGACTTCATTAGTACGTAACCAAGAACGTTTTGATAAATCTGGAGGACAAGACAGAAGTTTAAATCCAAACATAGTTTTAAGAACATGGAATGAAATCACTAAAAACTTCAATACATATAAACAAATGTTTGGTAATAATTTTATATCAGTATTAAACACAGGAGAAAAAGAAAATATAAAGGATATTGAAGATATTTTACAAACATATGTTG